ATTACTTTAGATGATCAAAATGAATTAAATGAAATCTTGAACGAAGTTTCAAAAAAAGCCAAGGAATTGCAAGAAGCAATTACTCGGCTAGAACAATTTGAAATTAAAATTTCAGTTTCTCCACAACAAATCGAGAACTAGCATCATTAAGCATTTCTTGCCATGTTGAGAAATTCGTATTCTCTGATACAAACACATCAAGAACCGCTTCATCAGCTTTTTCGAACTCTTCAGCATTCGTAATAGTCTCTGGACTTGCCTTTAAAAAGTCCTCGATTGAGTCATATTTACTTACTGATTGCATATATGATTTTGGGAAAATTTCATCAAAATCATAGCTACCACTTAATTGCTCAGCTTTCTGATTGAGTTCATCAAACACTTTGTCTAATCCTGAAAAATCAAAAGTCATAAGTTGTCCTCCTTTCTCGGATATTTGACATGCGATTTTCATAAGGAGTAAGAGGTCTTATTTAACCGTTTTTTGTCAGTAGTAACTTACCAAAATAATATAGAAAGGTCATCGGTCTTGAGATGGATTTTGAAGATGAAATCATAAAAGTATCTGATTGGCTAATTGAACAATCAGAGACTTATAGAGAAGCTTTAATCAAATTAGAAAAGCTTACTAAAAATATAGCTCATGAAATAATTTTAAGAGCTATAGAACAAAAGAAAAATAAAGAATAGAGAGGATTTTGAAATGGATCCAATTAAAAAATATTGAATCGGAAACTATTTCCAGAAAAAGAAACAAAAGAGGTAGAAGAAAATGACAACATTTGAAATTATTTTAGCAGTAGCTCTTGTAACATACATTTTACTTTCAGTATTCGCAATCTATGTGATGCGTGAAATAATCGTTCGCCAAAAGACAAAAATGAAGCATTACAAATCAGCAAAATATCAGCGTGAAATGTGGAATAAGAGAATGTCAGAAATTCATCAAAAAAGAACTGTGAAAGGAATGTCAGAATTATGAGCGACAACGTACATAATCCAAAACACTACCAAGGACGGAATGGTTTAGAAGCCATCGATGTCCATCGCAACTTTATGAATGATGAGCAGTTGACCGGATACCATTTAGGTAATCTACTTAAGTATCTGCTTCGTTATCGTAAGAAAAATGGCATCGAGGACTTGGAAAAAGCCAAGGTGCACATGGACTGGCTGATTGAAAAAGAAAAAGCCATGATGCTACAGCTAGAGGCACTGACAAAAGTAGAGTCACAGCTAGAGGCATTGACAAAGACAGAGGCATTGGTTGGAGGTACAAATGATTAATAATGTTGTACTTATCGGTCGTCTGACTCGTGATGTAGAACTTCGATACACTCCTCAGAATCAAGCGGTCGGGCAGTTCACACTTGCTGTGAATCGGAATTTTAAAAACCAAAATGGTGAATATGATGCTGACTTTATCAACTGTGTTATTTGGGGCAAGTTGGCCGAGAACTTTGCAAACTGGACCAAGAAGGGTAATCTTGTCGGCATCACCGGTCGTGTCCAGACTCGCAATTATGAAAATCAGCAAGGGCAGCGTGTGTATGTGACAGAAGTGGTTGCTGAAAGCTTTCAGATTCTTGAAAAACGTGACAATTCAGCCAACCGGAACTCTATGGCTGAGCAGATGCCACCTTCATTCGCAGGAAATCCAATGGATATCAAGGATGATGATTTACCATTTTAGGAGGTGATGAAATGGCAACAAGCAATAAGAGGTATTACTGGCTACAGTTAAAAGAAAACTTCTTCAATTCCAAAGAAATGAAACTCATGAGGAAACTTCCTGGAGGGGAAGAAATCACAATCATTTATTTAAAAATAATGTTGACAAGTTTGGAGAATGAAGGGGTTATTTTTTATGAAGGACTAGCTGAAGATTTAGCGGAAGAACTAGCCTTAGAAATCGGAGAAGATGTAGAATCTATCAGGATGGCTCTTATGTTTATGGAAAAGAAGAGGCTAATAACTACTAATGATAGTTACTCCTATAAACTTGAGCAAGTCCCAGAACTTGTAGGAAGCGAAACAGCTAGTGCCCGTAGAGTTCGAAAGCATCGAGAAAACAAAAAAGCGTTACAAGGTAACACTGGTGTAACAAAGTGTATCGGAGATATAGATATAGAGAAAGAGATAGATATAGAGAAAGAGATAGATATAGAGAAAGATTTAGAGAAAAATACGCTCAAAATCATCGTAGATGAATATCAGTCTCGTATTTCACCAATTGATGGAATCCAATTTGAAACTTTAAAAGAATTCATCACTCTGGATGGTATGGAACCAGATGTAGTCTTAAAAGCTATCAGTTTAGCCGCTGACAATGGTAAAAGAAATTTCAGCTATATTAGAGCTATTTTGCAAAATTGGAAAAATGATGGATTGTTATCAATTGCAGCAGTAAACGAACGAGAACGGAAGTTTCAGGAAAGCAAAACAAAAGGACAACCAACAAAGCAACAATCAAACGTTCCAGATTGGTCAAAACCAAATTATACCAATCAAACAAGTGATCAAGAGAAAAAAGCTTTGGAGGAAGCAAAAAATAAAATGCTACAGAAATTAGAAAAGGATGGAAAATAATGTTTATCTTAAAACATGGATCAAAACAAGCAAAACCATTTATAAAATCTGTCGTGGTTGGTGCAACCGGTCTAGATGTTTCGTTTTCAGAGGAAACTAAAGCCATGAAATTCGTATCTCGTGGGGTTGCCATACAGGTAGGAAATGCTTTAAGAAAGTCATTTGGTACATTCTATCCAGTAGAAATTGAATAAGGAGTTGTAATGTATCATGGCAGGCTATACAAAAAATCAAATATTTTAAAGAGCAACTCAAGCTATTAATGAAAAGCCATAACTTGACAGCTAGAAAATTATCCAAAGAAATAGGCTACTCAATGACTACTATAAGCAGTCTATTGACTGGCAAAAGAAAAGTACACGAACATCACATAAAGATGATTTGCGAGTATTTTGAAATAGGAGAAGCAGCCATCATGGGTGATGCTGATGAGTTAGCTGATTATAAACTCTATGAAAACGGGCGTTATTTATGTACTGGTTCATTGAAGAAGTTAAGCAAAATTACAGGGAAAGATAAATTGCTATTGAAATTCTATGCAGATTTAAATAAAAAAGGCAAAGATACTGGCAATTTAAAACTTGTGAAAAAATAGAAAGAGGTAATAATGGAGAATTTAATTTTAAATAATGTGAAAAAATGGTTTATTGATCGAGATCTAGAAAACGGTGGGCGACTAGATAAGCAATCATTAAAACTAAGTGAGGAATTCGGTGAGTTATGTGCAGGGTTCTTGAAAAAGAATGAAGCACTTACTAAAGATAGTATTGGTGACTGTGCTGTAGTAGTTGTAGGTTTAGCATTGCTGATCAAAGAGGATGTACAGAGCATCTTTGAAGAGTCTAATAATATTAGGCGAAAAGGAGCAATGGACTGTTTCAAACTACTAAATGCAAACATCAGTGAGTTTCAACTATCTCAAGATTTAGCAAGTAAAGAAATGTGTCGACATAACCTTGTGCACATTGTGGCTTACTTGAAATCAATCAGCAATATTTTGGGTTATGAATTTCTAGAATGTTTCACTGAGGCCTATAACGAAATCAAAGATCGAAAAGGTAAATGGATTGATGGTTCGTTCGTAAAAGAAGAGGATTTGCCAGGTGAAGTATAAAATCATTGAATATGTATCGGACATGCAGGAAGAGCAGACGGGTACTTGTGAATTATGTTTTGGAATAGCAGGAGGAAAAAATGAATAAGCAAGATCTTATTGAGAAATATAAAAACCTTGAGGGCGTGTGGAATGCAAATGGGGCGGAAATAGCTCGTCAATGCTTTTTAAGAGATTTGGAACAATTGAATGAAATAGATACGAAAAAAGTCACAGTCCCTCAGTATGTTGCGGATTGGATCGAGTGCTGTAAAACCAATGGAATTGCTCTAGGATATGCACTATATTGTTCAGGACAAGCAAGCGACAAAAAAGCCTATGATTGGATTGTTGAAAGCTTGGAGAACCAAGAAACATTCGCTAGAGCTTGGATTGACGGCTACGAGGTCGAGAAAGAGAAGCGGTATACGGTAAAGATGAGAGCAACAAAACAACCGCTATTTTATAATAATATGTACGAGAAAATATTTTTTTCTTTGGGGGATTTAGCTACTCGATTTACACGTAAAGAACTAGAAGAAGTTGGGTTGAGTTGGGTGTTTGATTGCCCAGGTGTAGAAGTAGAAGAGGTGGAAGAATGACAAAAACTATAGAATTGCCAGAATACTATGCACCATACGGAAGAAATGCACGTTATGGAACTCTGGAAGAGTTGAAAGAGCTGCTACTCTATAAACGCATTGTGAAATGGGATAAAGAATTTCTGCTGCTTGAAGATGGCACAAAGGTCACTATTGAAACGTCTGAAAGTGACTGTTGTGCTTCTGCTGGAGGAGAATTCCAAAATGTGAAACTTGACGCAGTAATTACAGATGTCAAAATCGGAGAACAAGCAAGAGAAGAAGATGATTGGGGAACAACTACCAGCACAAACACGGTTACTATTTATCATAACCAGACCCCGATAGCTCTAGCCGAATGCGAGGCCAATGACGGGAACGGTGGCTTTTATTATAGCGTGGGTTCTCTAGTTATCGGGAATATCCATTTTCCAGTGGTAGATGCTTAGGAGGTGGAATGATGAATAAAAAAGAGATGATTGAGAGTATCAGTCATTTACCTTCAGATTGTAGTAGACCAAGACCGATGATTGATAAATTAACGACGTTGGAATTGATTAAGTTGCTAGACGAAACGCAGGAAGTAGAGATCCCAATGTTTGTGGCGGATTTTATCACAGAACAGAAAAAACTAGGTCATACTCTGTCCTACTCAATAGATGCATGCATGCCTGATATAACTGCAGAATGGTATTGGAATAATTCCGAACTCTTTGCTCGTGCTTGGCTGGACGGTTACACAGTCGAGGAAGAGAAGCGGTATTATGTAAGGTTTAAATTCATTGAAGATTCATATAGTTACTTAACATTGATTAAGCACCTTAGCGCTTGGACGTTACATTCAATAACACTAGATAAAAAATTTCGTACAGAACACACCAGAAAACAACTTGAAGATGCCAACTTCGGATGGGTGTTCGATTGTCCAGGGATTGAGATTGAGGAGGTAGATGATGAATAAAAAAGAGCTAAAAAAACATATTGAGGGCTTACCTTACAGCGCAGGCCTTATAGTAGATACAATAAAGATTAATAGAAATGGATTGCTGAAATTAATTGAACAATTAGACGAACCTCAGAAAGTCACAGTCCCGCAGTTTGTGGCAGATTGGATAGAGTATTGTAAAAAACACAATTTCACATTATTTGGATGTCTTGATCCATTAAATGGGTTTGAGAGCTTAGTGGATGAAATTTTTGAAGGAGATGTTAGAAAATGTATTAGATGGTGCAGAAAAGAAAGTAATAACTTCGCCCGTGCTTGGCTTGACGGCTACACAGTCGAGAAAGAGAAGCAGTATGAAGTGATATTGTGCAATGGACAGTCGTTGAAAACTGTGTACAGACAGGGTGAGGATCGTCTTGATTTTGAAAAGGTGTATGGCGATCTTGAAAGATTTACTAGAAAACAATTGGAAGAAGCTGGTTTCGGCTGGGTGTTTGATTGCGAAGGAATAGCAGTGAGGGAAGTAGAGTAATGGGATGGAACTATTTTTATGGTTTGTAATCGGCCTTGCCCACATTTTAGCTATTATTTGGGCCATTTTAGTGGCTGTTCTATCAAATATAGAGGATGATAAAAAAAGATGAAATTAGAGACATTAGTTAAAACAAGAAATGCCTATCAAAAAAGACTAGAAGATGAGAAATTGTTCATATCTTTATGTAATCAAATAGGAAAACAAAATGCCACAGCGAACAAAGAATGGATGAAACGTAAAGTCAGAGATTTAGACAAGGAGATTGAAGAGTATGAACAAAAATCAATTACTGATTGTTAATATTGCAGCTCTATTTTTAATACTCTTTCTATCAAGCATAAATCTAAACACACGAATAAGAAAACTTGAGCAAGAAAATAGGGATTTGCAATGGGAAGTAGAAGAGCACGAATTAAGTATCCAGCGCATGGCTGAAAAAAATACAATGCAGGATACTATTCTAAATAAATTAAATCGTGAATATCAAATGCGTGAGCACGAACGTGCTCAGAAGTTAAAAGAAATTGCCGAACAGAACGGAGTAGGAGGATAAGAATAATGATTAACAATGTAACTTTGATCGGAAGATTAACAAAGGATGTAGAGTTGAAACGTACTCCTTTAGGAGGTATATATGATTATATTTGATGATTTCTATCGTGAAGAAGTTCGACGATGCTACAAAGAGATTGAAGCTCTAGAGATAGAAAATGAAAGTCTAAAAGAAAGAATAAATCACTTTATACGCTGTTCATGTGATAGAGAATGGAAAAAGATCGTTAAAGATTTTAAGATTAAGAAACAAAATCGGAAGTGGAAAGCAAGATAAGCTAACAGATATAGCGATGAAGGAAACGGAGGTGAAGAATGCAACTTTTTGATGATATCGATGAAAAAGAAACAATAAAGAGGGCTAAGAAGAAGCTCTCAGAATATCCACGCTGGAGAGAAATAGCATGTGATGACCCAATTCAAAAAGTAACGCAGGAATTCACATTTCAACCAAGAGGAGGAGCAGGACCTAATAAAGCTGTCGAAAATTTAGCAGTTCGACGTGTGGATGCAATGATTGAGTTAGAAGAAATTGAACAAGCGGTAAGCAGGCTATTCAATCCTACTTATCGGTATATACTATTTTCCAAGTTTCTTAAAAACCAAAAAGATCTAAACTACGAAATTTACAACTATCTAGGTATAGAGAGGACTAAATTTCAGGAACTGTACAATAATGCTTTGTTAGCATTTGCAGAACAGTATCGAGATGCTGTGCTAGTATGTAATAAAAAAACGGTATTTTTGCGGTAAAAATACGGTAAACATAATACAAAATATGACTTAAAATAGTATTATCAGAAAATGAAGGCGGTGGCCTGGTAGTTTTTTGTAGATCTCCTAATAGTATTTTTGGTTAGCTGTTCACCAGAGAGATTCGGGGTGGCATGGGTTCGAATCCCATACAGCTAATATTTTAAGTCAGTTCTAATGAGCTGACTATTTTTATTTGAAAGGAGTAGGTAAATGCGTAAAGTGGAACCGATTCGTGATACAGATGATATTGAACGCATGAAGGATTACTTAAAAAGTAAGAATGAACGAGACTATGTGATGATGGTTACAGGGCTGTATTCAGGAATGCGAGTTAGTGATATCCTGCCCTTGAAAGTAAGAAGTGTTAAAGGAACTCACATTGAAGTTACCGAACGAAAGACAGGTAAAACAAAAAGGTTCGCTATTAACCCAGCTCTAAGAAAAGCATTAGATCATTATATAAAAGAAAATGAATTAAAGGATTATGATTACTTGTTCCCTTCGAGAAAGAAGGTTAACAATGAAGGTCTTAGAATAACACACATTGGTAGGGTGGCAGCATATCAGATCTTGAGGGATGCAGGAGAGCATATTGGTTTAACAAATATCGGAACACATTCCATGAGGAAAACGTTTGGATACCATCACTACAGAAAGAATCAAAATGTTGGGATATTGATGGAGTTATTTAATCATTCTTCACCAGATATCACACTTGGTTATATAGGGTTCAAGCAGGATGAGTTAGATAATAGCATGCTGAATTTTGCTTATTAAGGTCACGTATTTAACAAAATGAAATAAAGTAAATTCATTTATTGATGATGGCTTACTTATCTATGAGAGAGTAAGGTGGAAAGTCTTATGGTTCAAATTAACAGAATATAAGATATGTTAAATTCAAAGGCCCTCCCCCTCTAATAAAATAACACCCATCAACTTAAAAATACCAGGCCTAATTATTACACCCTCCCACATTAATTTACTCCCCCCTATCTAACAAAATAATACCCCCCGCTATTCAATACCAGGGTATTGATACCGAATAAGGGAACGAGGGTAAGGTGTGTAGGATGATATAAAACAGAGAAGACAATCGAGGTATACGATGAAAGAACTACGGGCAGACCGTAACGGACCACATCGAGTAGCATTTGAAAAGAATAAGAAGATACTACTCAAGACTCAGAATACCTGTGGGATCTGTGGTCAACCTGTAGATAAATCACTCAGGTATCCCCACCCACTATCCCCAGTGATAGACCACATCATTCCAGTGAATAGGAATGGACATCCATCAGACATCAAGAACTTACAGCTTGCGCATTGGCAATGCAATAGACAAAAGTCTGATAAGTTATATGCTGAACAAAATTTTGAAAAAAATGCAATTGTTGGAAATCGCAATTTGCCACAATCAACCAATTGGCTGAAATACCACAGTTGACCCAGAACTGATAGGGGGGTTACCCCCTCCCCTCGGTTCTGGCCGAGCTTCACGCCGTCACTGTACATATTTTCTCGTGCCAAAACGAAAGGATAAGAAATTGGAATTAAGAGGAATTGAATATCTCAGAAGAAAATTAGAATCTTGCAGGACCAGGGTTAATTTGAGGTATAAACATTATGCTATGAAAAACAATGACACTCCAATCGGAATCACTATCCCTCTAAATGTCCGTGCTCAATACAAATCGACGTTGGGCTGGACTGCTAAGGGGGTTGATAGCCTTGCAGATCGTTTAGTATTTCGAAAATTTGAAAATGATGATTTTGAAGTTACTGAGATTTTTGAACAAAACAATCCTGATATTTTCTTCGATAGTGCGATATTATCAGCCTTGATTGGATCGTGTAGTTTTATCTACCTTTCTAAAGGGGAAAATGATGAAGTGAGATTGCAAGTGATTGAATCAAGCAATGCAACAGGAATCATTGATCCAATCACTGGTCTATTAGTCGAGGGATATGCGGTGCTGGCTCGTGATGATTATGGTCAACCAATCCTAGAGGCCTATTTCGAACCAAATGCTACTCACTTTATTCCAAAGGGGCAAGATCATTATTCAGTTACTAACCCAGCTAATATTCCATTATTGGTACCTGTCATTCATAGACCTGATGCAGTTCGTCCTTTTGGTCGTTCACGGATTACTAGAGCAGGGATGTATTATCAAAAGTACGCTAAACGGACTTTAGAACGGGCTGATATTACTGCTGAATTTTACTCTTGGCCACAGAAATACATCATTGGACTAGATCCTGATGCGGAACCTCTAGAAAAATGGAAAGCAACAGTTTCTAGTCTACTAACCATCTCAGCAAGTGACACTGGAGAAAAGCCTAGCATCGGACAGTTTACAACTGCTAGTATGACACCATTTACAGAACAGTTGAAAACAGCAGCAGCTGGATTTGCTGGAGAAATGGGACTGACTCTGGATGATTTAGGATTTGTTTCAGATAATCCATCATCTGTAGAAGCTATTAAAGCTAGTCACGAGAATTTGCGTTTGGCAGGACGGAAGGCACAACGTTCACTAGGAGCTGGCTTCCTGAATGTAGCTTACGTAGCCGCTTGTTTGCGTGATGAGTTTCATTATGAAAGAAGCCAATTCGTAAAAACAACCGTTAAATGGGAACCGTTATTTGAAGCGGATGCTAATATGATGACCATGATTGGTGATGGTGCTCTTAAATTGAATCAGGCGTTACCTGGATACATCAGTGCTGAGACAATTAGAGACCTTACTGGTATTGCAGGTGATATGTCTGCTGTTCCTGTGGTGAAAGAAGGAGATCCAGATGGAACATGATGTCTTACCTGGTATCCTAAAAGAAGTACAGGAACGCTTTGAAAGCGAATATGGGAAGAGCGAGGTTGTTAGTCGAGCTTTTGCGGAACTACAAGCCAAAAAAGCAACTTATAAAACAGCAAATGAATTTGCTATCGAAGTTGGAGAGATTCTTTCTAAAGCTCTAGGAGCTTCTCTAAGTGCCGATAAATTACCAGATGGTAAAATGTATTACAATATTGCTCGACGTTTGTTGATGGACGTGCTGGGTCGTAATTATGAGATAATAAGCGCTTATACTAGAGATGTTCAGGAAAATTTGAACAGAGAGGCAAAAATAGGGCTTAAAGTTCAAATTCCTTTACTAAATCAAGATCGAATAGATGGTATCGTAAATCGCTTTTCGTCTGAAGATAATTTTGAAGATGTAACGTGGCTGCTCGGCGAGCCTATTGTCAATTTCACGCAATCAATTATTGATGATAGTATTCAAAAAAATGCTGAGTTTCATCATAAATCTGGATTACAACCCGAAATTATTAGAAAATCTTATCTCCATTGCTGTGATTGGTGTCAAGAGGTTCAAGGTAGCTATAAATATCCAAAAGTTCCAAAGAATGTTTATAGAAGACATCAACATTGTCGTTGTACTGTTGATTATGATCCAAAAAGCGGGAAAGTTAAAGACATTTGGAGTAAAATTTGGAGAAAAACAGATGAAAGTGATAAGATAGAAGCAAGGAAAGATATCAATGGGAAATCTCAAATGAGCGAAGTGAGAAAACTTGCGCTTCAAGAAGGAATTACCTCGAATCCTATCAAAAAAAGTCCTAAAAAACTAACTGAGGAGCAAATCATTGCTGCTGTTGGTGGTGGAGATAAAACAAAAGGATCATGTTCATCCGCAGCTTTTGCTTACATAGGTAATAAAGGTGGTTATACCGTTTTAGATTTTCGAGGAGGGGAAAGCTGTGACTTTTTTGCTAGAAACAGTAGAATCCAAATGATAGGAAACCTTCCTGGTGTCAAAATGCATGTTGTTAAAAATACAAATGATTTTACTGCTGTCAGAGAATTGTTGGAAAAGGTAGAATCTGGGAATGAGTATTATTTAGCAGTAGGTAGACATGCGGCAATCATAAGGAAAAATGAAGGCCGTTTCGAATATTTGGAATTACAATCCCGAATATCAAATGGATTTAAACCATTAGATAACGTTGTTTTGAAAGAAAGATTCAAGTGTAAGAAAACGCATAGTACCAGACACGGTAAATATGAGGTGGATAGTTGTATTATTGATTCGGATTCATTGAAAGATAATCCTGAGTTCCATAATATATTGAGTTTCATTAACACAGCCGATTCTAAACAAATGAAAGGAATTGAAGGCCATGAAAGATGATTATGAAGAAATAAACTGGTCTGAATATTGCTATAAGGAAAATCATGATGACAAAATTTGGTGGGTTGATACGTCATGGTTTGCTAGAGGGTTGATGTTATTTACGTTTGATAAGGAAAAGTTCTATAACCTTTTCGAAGATTACCCTCAAAACATGACCTCAGAAGAGGTTGAAATCTTCGATAAAGAAAATCCATTTTGGGCTGAATTCTTTTCAGATCGAAAATAAGAATACTGAAGCACTCGAAAGGGTGCTTTTATTGTGGCTTTGATTAGGAGGTGATCCAATATCTCCCAGCGATAGGGTTATCATGCGATTACGATTGAAAGGTTATAGTATGGCTAGGAAAAAACTTGGCAATCAGAATCCTACTCAATCGGTGATTTTAAAATACGTCAAGAAAAATTCATTAGCAAATGAAGCGATTGATCTTTACGAAAAAACTGGTCTTTCTTGCTATTCTTGGCAAAAAAACCTTCTACTACCTATGATGGCTGTTGATAAAAATGGCTTATGGGTGCATCAGAAATTTGGATACTCTATTCCTCGACGGAACGGGAAGTCAGAGCTTCTTTACATTTTGGAGATTTGGGGGCTGCATGAAGGACTAAACATCCTTCACACAGCTCATCGTATTTCCACTTCTCACGCCTCATTTGAAAAGGTTAAACGTTACCTGGAGAAAATGGGATATGTGGATGGTGAAGATTTCAACTCTATTCGTGCCAAAGGACAGGAACGGATTGAATTATATAAAACTGGTGGTGTGGTCCAATTCCGTACCAGGACATCAAATGGGGGTCTTGGTGAAGGATTCGATATGCTGATCATTGATGAGGCACAGGAATACACAACAGAGCAGGAATCTGCTTTGAAATACACTGTAACCGATAGTGCCAATCCAATGACTATCATGTGTGGGACTCCTCCTACACCAGTTTCCAGTGGTACAGTCTTTACTAAGTATCGAGAAACGTGCTTATTCGGTAAAGGGAAATATTCTGGTTGGGCTGAATGGTCTGTGTCTGAAGAAAAAGAGATTGACGATGTGGATGCCTGGTATCATTCAAATCCATCAATGGGTTATCACTTGAATGAACGAAAAGTAGAAGCTGAGCTAGGTGAAGATAAACTAGATCATAATGTTCAACGTCTAGGTTTCTGGCCTACTTACAATCAGAAGTCTGCTATATCTGAAACAGAATGGAACGAATTAAAAGTATCTGATATTCCTGATCTTGTCGGACAATTATTTGTTGGGATTAAGTATGGACAAGATGGTACAAATGTTGCCATGAGTGTTGCAGTTCGGACGAAAGATGGACGTTTTTTTGTCGAAGTTATAGATTGTCAATCAGTGCGCAATGGGAATGACTGGCTAGTGGCTTTTCTGCGTAGTGCAGATGTGGCCCAAATCGTTATTGACGGTGCAAGTGGTCAAAAGATTCTAGATGAAGAATTAAAGGATTACAAAATTAAGAATGTTATCTTACCAACCGTTAAAGAGATCATAGTGGCAAATGCTCTTTGGGAGCAGGGTATTTATCAAAAAAATATCTGCCATGCTGGACAACCATCTCTATCAAAAGTGGCTACTAACTGCGATAAGCGTAATATTGGTTCAAATGGTGGTTTTGGTTATCGCTCTCATTTTGACGATATGGATATTTCTTTGATGGACAGCGCTTTGCTTGCGCATTGGGCTTGCGTAACAACTAAGCCTAAGAAAAAGCAAAAAATCAGTTATTAAAAAGTAGCAGTCACAGGACTGCTTTTTTTGATGATAAAATTACCGAACTGCCGGGAAAGCAGGAGAAAGGAGACATGAGAATGTCAGAATTTAAACCAATTACTACACAAGAAGAATTTGATGCTGCTATTAAGGCCCGCTTATCTCGTGAGAAAGAGAAATACGGAGACTATGACCAGATCAAATCTCGTGTTACCGAATTGGAAGAAGAAAATATTAGCTTGAAGTCAACTATTGAAGCTAATAAGCAAAGTAAGGATGATTCAGACAAGCAACTCGAAGAAATGCAGAAGCAAATCGCTGGTTATGAGACAGCTAATCTGCGAACTCGGATCGCTTTGCAAAATGGATTACCTTATGACTTAGCTGATCGCTTGCAAGGTGCTGATGAAGAAAGTTTAACAGCAGATGCGGAGCGTTTGGCATCATTCATCAAACCCATTGAGCATGTCGCACCAATGCGGAACCTAGAGCCTGCTCTAGAAAAGAATGAAAACACGTCTTATAAAAACCTAGTACAAGGTTTAGTTTTTGAAGAATAAAGGAGTAATATTATATGACAGATCAACTATCAAAAGGTACATTATTTGACCCAATGCTTGTGACAGACCTCATCAACAAAGTTAAAGGTCACAGTTCATTGGCTAAATTGTCTAATCAGCAAGCTATTCCGTTTAATGGATTAAAGGAATTTACATTCTCATTAGATGCTGATGTAGATATCGTTGCAGAAAACGGGAAGAAAACGCATGGTGGTGCAAGTCTAGAACCTGTAACTATTGTGCCTATTAAAATCGAGTATGGTGCTCGTGTATCTGATGAGTTCATTTATGCATCAGAAGAAGCTAAAATCGATATTTTGAAATCATTTAATGAGGGATTCGCTAATAAAGTAGCTCGTGGTATTGATATCATGGCTTTCCATGGTGTTAATCCACGTACTAAACAAGAGTCTACAGTAATTGGTAATAACTGCTTTGATAAAGCTGTTACCCAAACTGTTAATTTCACGGATAGCAATCCAGATGCAAATGTTGAAGATGCAGTGAAAATGATTCAAGGAGCTGACAATATCGTTAGCGGTATGGCTATTGATACTACATTTTCAAGCGCACTTGCTAGCATGAAGAATGCAGCTAATGAGCGTCTTTATCCAGAATTGGCATGGGGAGCAAATCCAGGTGCTATTAATGGTTTACCTGTAGATGTAAATACAACGGTTGGACTTAATGTTGGGACAAACAAGGATGTTGCTATTGTTGGGGATTTCGCCAACATGGTGAAATGGGGATATGCTAAGCAAATCCCACTTGAAGTTATTCGATATGGTGATCCAGACAATTCTGGCAAAGACTTGAAAGGTTATAACCAAGTATATCTTCGTGCTGAAATTTACCTAGGATGGGGAATCTTAGACAACAATAGTTTTGCTCGTGTTGTGAAAGCGGGGTAGTATATGGAATACATTAATGTAAAAACAGGGGCTACTATTGTTACTGAAAATGCAATTAGTGGAGGCAATTGGGTTCCAGCTGATCAAGTTGAAAAAAATGTGGGTTCCCAAGAAGAAGCGACAGATAGTCAGGGAGATCTGACTATCTCCCAAATTAAAGCTCGCTTAGATGAGTTGGGCGTTAAATACGACAAAGGAGCTAAGAAGGCTGACCTTCTTGCTCTTTTAGAACAACATGAAGGGTAAATAAAATGACAACATTTGCGACAGTTGAAGACCTTGAAACTTTGTGGCGTTCTTTGAAATTTGATGAACGAGGAAGAGCTAAGGCACTGTTGGAAATTGTGTCAGATTCTCTTCGTGAGGAAGCTAAGAAAGTCAGCAAAGATTTAGATAAGATGGTGCTTGACAGCCCATCTTATCAAAGTGTTGTGAAATCTGTTACCGTGGATGTGGTTGCTCGTACATTAATGACATCAACCGATCAGGAGCCAATGACACAAATGGCTGAGTCTGCTATGGGATATTCTTTTAGTGGCTCTTATTTGGTGCCTGGTGGTGGCTTGTTTATCAAGGAGTCTGAGCTGAAGAGGTTAGGCTTCAAAAAGCAAAGATATGGGGTGATTGATCTTTATGGGACGAATTAAAGGTATTACGATCACTCTTATAGAAACCGTTGAGAAGGGAAGGGATGACTTTGGTCATCCCATTTTTGAGGAAGTTGAAACTTTTGTGGATAATGTCCTTATATCTCCATCTTCAACGGAAGACATCACAAGCCAGATGAATCTAACTGGACGGAAAGCAGAGTATACTCTAGCAATACCAAAAGGTGATCTTCATGATTGGGAAGATAAAGAAGTTTTATTTTTCGGTAAGAGATGGAAAACTTTTGGAATTCCTCTTGAAGGGATTGAGGAGATGCTTCCTTTAGTTTGGAATAAGAAGGTGATGGTAGAACGCTATGAGTGATATTAAGTTTAAGCTCAATCGTGCAGGAGTGGCTGAATTAATGAAATCTGCCCCTATGCAGAGTATCCTTTCTCAATATGCATCTGATATTCAAGCTAGATGTGGTGATGGATACGTAAAAGATATTCATGTAGGTAAAAATCGTGCTAATGCAATGGTTAGTGCAAAGACCTATAAAGCTAAGAAGGACAATATGAAAAACAATACTCTTTTGAAGGCGGTGAATTAAATGATTGAAATTGTTATCAAGAAATATCTTGACGGTCATTTATCGGTACCGTCTTTTTTTGAGCATGAAACAAACATGCCACAAGAGTTTGTAATCCTTGAAAAGACTAGGGGAGCCAAGAAGAACCACGCAAAGACTGCAACATTTGCTTTTCAGAGTTATTCAACCAGCATGCAAAAAGCTGCTGAATTGAATGAGAAAGTAAAACAAGTTGTCGAAAACATGATTGAACTGAATGAAATCAGTGGAATCCACCTAAACAGTGATTACAATTTCACAGACACAGAAACTAAAAAATATCGTTATCAAGCGGTATTTGACATAAATTATTTTTAAGAAATGGAGAATGGAATGGGATCAGAAGCTCAAACTACTCAAACAACATCGTCATCATTAGTGACGACAGCAAAACCTAAAATTGGGGGTGCAATCTATTCAGCACCTAAGGGAACTCCTCTACCAACAGATGCTACAACCGCCTTAAATGCTAAATTTCTATCTCTAGGATATATCTCAGAGGATGGCTTGGAAAACGAAAATAGCCCTGAATCTGAAAACGTCAAGGCATGGGGTGGTGATATCGTACACTCCTCACAAACAGAAAAACCCGATACATTCACTTATACATTAATCGAGGCATTGAACATCAATGTTCTTAAGGAAGTGTACGGTGCGGATAATGTGACTGGTGATCTTAAAACAGGTATCACTATCAAGGCTAATTCAAAAGAATTAACTAGCCATTGCGTTGTGGTAGATATGGTATTGAAAGATGGTACTATGAAACGTATTGTTATTCCTGAAGGAAAAGTAACGGGTATCGGAACTATCTCTTACAAAGACGCTGAGACAGTCGGATACCAAACAACTCTTACAGCATTTCCAGATGGCGAAAGCAATACTCACTACGAATACATCAAAGGAGCTTAATACATGTCAGAAACTAAATCATTTAAAGGGACTACTAAAACAGGTTTTCCATTCGATATCAGTATGGAACGGATGGAGAACTACGAGGTAGTAGAAACTATTGCTGAAATTGATGAAAACCCTCTTGTGCTACCTCGATTGCTTAAATTGTTGCTTGGTGATCAAGTGGCAGCGTTGAAAGATCACGTCCGTGGTGAAGATGGAATGGTACCAACTCAGAAGTTGATGGATGAAGTACGGGACATCTTCGAGTCACAGAATGTAAAAAAATAGTAACCCTTTCCAGAATGATCAAAACTGATGAAGATGCTTTGATTTGTGATTTAGCTGAGACGTATCGCATTTATGATTACAGACAGCTACCTGCATATCAGGTAGCTGTTTTTTCATTTGGTCTGCGTGATGATTCAAGGATAAAAGTTGCAATGTCAGGGCAGAATGTACCAACTGATCTATTAATCCAGGCAAGTATGTTGGATCGACTATCTATGCTTGTATGGATGAAAACCAAAGATGGACAGCAGGGTAAAAACCGTCCGGCTTCAATGGTTGATAGTCTTCTCAAGGTTGAGAAGGAAAAGGAACAGATGGTATTTTCATCTGGAGAGGAATTTGAAGAATACAGAAGTAAATTGTTAGAAAAGATTGGAGGTGGTAATTAATGGCGACAGAATTAGGTCAAGCATATATCCAAATTATGCCATCAGCTCGTGGAATCAAGGATATGATTAAGAAAGAGCTTGGCTCTGAAATACCACAAGCAGGGCAGGAAGCAGGAGAATCTTTGAGTTCTAAGATGCTAAGTGTCGCAAAAAAAGCAATAGCAGCCGCCGGAATAGGTAAATTCTTTTCTGCATCATTGACAGAAGGGGCCAATCTTCAACAGTCATTAGGAGGGATTGAAACCTTATTCAAAGGTTCTGCCGATACGGTTAAAAAGTATGCTAATGAGGCATATAAAACAACAGGATTATCAGCCAATGCCTACATGGAGAATGTAACAGGCTTTAGTGCCAGCCTTCTTCAATCGTTAGGTGGTGATACTCGGAAGGCAGCAGATGTTGCTAACATGGCTATGGTCGATATGGCAGACAATAGCAATAAGATGGGGACATCTATGGATCGTATTCAAGATGCTTACCAAGGATTCGCAAAGCAAAACTATACAATGCTGGACAACCTTAAGCTGGGGTACGGTGGTACAAAAACCGAAATGCAACGCTTACTAGCTGATGCGCAAAAACTGACAGGTGTTAAGTATGACATCAATAACCTGTCAGACGTGTACCAAGCAATTCATGCCATTCAAGAGAATCTAGATATCACTGGAACGACTGCTAAAGAAGCTGCTACTACTTTTAGTGGATCATTCGCATCTATGAAAGCAGCAGCTCAAAACGTCTTAGGAAAATTAGCTCTTGGTGAAGATATTATGCCTTCATTACATCAACTTTTTGAAACCGTTAAAACCTTTCTTGTAGGTAATCTTATTCCAATGGTATGGAATGTGTTAAAAGGAATCCCCCAGGTTTTAGCTGCTGCACTCGGTGAGCTTATGCACACGCTTTTCGGAGACTACATTGGAGAAAGCATTATGAACGATCTTTATGATGTTTTCGATAAAGTAGGAGGAGTGGTCAGCACTATCTATGATATGATTTTCGGATCATTGAGTAAGAAAGACAATATAGATTTTTTAAAGAATCTAGGAATAAATGAGAAAACAGCTAGTAGCATTGTGAACATTGGCGATAATATCCGTACCATGTTTGAAAATATTGGTGCTGTTATTAGTAACGTTGCTGGGATTGTTGGAGAATTTATTAGTGATCTTTTTGGACTTGCTAAAAGTAAAGATAGTGTTGGAGGAGTAGCTTCAGCTTTTGAAGCCATTACTAAAGTTTTAGCTGATGCATCAGGTAAAGTAAAAGATTTTACAAAGTGGATGCGTGAGAATAAAACGGTTATGGATATTGTTAAATCTGCTCTAGCCGGAGCCTTAGCAGGTTTTTTGGCATTTAAAGCAATTACAACTATTCAATCTATTATCACAGGTTTCAAATCAGCACTTTTAGCAGTCAAAGGCGCAGTTTTAGCTTTTAACGCTGCAATTGCTGCCAACCCAATAGGAGCCTTAGTAGTTGCTATTACTGCTGTTGTAGCTGCATTAGTCTGGTTCTTTACCCAAACAGAAACGGGTAAACAGATTTGGAGTGCTTTCGTTGATTTTGTAGTAGGCTTGTGGAATGGTCTTGTAGAGTTCTTTTCAGGTTTATGGGCAACCATCTCAGAAGGTGCAATAAACCTTTGGAATGGGGCTGTAGAAGTCTGGAATAGTGTGATTGAAGGAATAAAAATCGCTTGGAATGGAATAGTAGAATTCTTTGTTGCTTTGTGGCAAGGTATTTCTAGTACCGCTACAGCTGCATGGACTACAATTACAGAAACGGTAATGGCCATTGTCCAGCCTTTTATTGATGTTTTTATGTCTATTTGGAATGGAATGAAAGATGGTCTAGGTCAGATTTTCGAAGGTATTAAAACAATTTTCAGCGGGGCCTGGGAATTAATAAAGAGCATTGTAATGGGAGCGGTACTATTTATCATTGATTTAGTAACTTTAGACTTTACAAAAATGGGTGAAGATCTAGGATTGATTTGGGAAAGTATCAAATCTGCTATATCAATGATTTGGGATGGTATCTGTACTTATTTTAGTGGGATTATTTCTACAATTATAGGATACTTCACTGGTGCTTTCGAAGGACTTAAGACATTCTTGTCTGGAATATGGGATTCTATAAAGGCAACAGCGGAAGCTATGTGGAATGCAATATGTCAAGCTATTCTGGGCATTATAGATGCTTTCGTAGCTAGCGCAAAAGCTCTTTGGGAAGGTTTTAAATCTTTCATGTCAGGATTATGGGAAGGTATCAAATCTACAGCAATAGGCATGTGGGAAGGTATCAAATCTGGTCTTGGAAGTATTTTCGATGGAATTGTCACTGGTGCACAAAAAGCATGGGATACCATGAAAAACGGAGTTAAAGACCTTTGTTCAGGTATTAAAGGATTTTTCTCTGGCCTAGCAAATATCAACCTTTGGGATGCTGGTAAAGCTATTCTTGATGGCTTCTTAGGGGGATTGAAAAGTGCGTATAATGGTGTTAAGAATTTTATCGGTGGTATTGCAGACTGGATCCGTAAGCACAAAGGTCCTATTTCTTATGACCGCAAGTTATTAATACCTGCTGGTAAAGCTATCATGGGAGGATTTGATGCTTCTTTACAAAATAGTTTTAAAGATGTGCAAAGAACTGTTGGTGGAGTAGCTGGATGGATTTCAAATGCATTTACAGGTGATGATTTTGATTTTGGATCAGGAGCAGCTTTCAGTAAAGATATCACATCCACATTGCAGATGCCTAACGCTAAATATGACACAACTGAGTCTAGAATGGTGTCTGAGATGATGATTCTGAGATCAAGTTTAGATACTTGGCTTGAGAAGATATCAAACAAAGACTCTAATACTTACTTAGATGGAGAAAAATTAGCCATCAATGCCTATCAACGTCAAGGACGAATCATGGCTAGAGAGGGGATCTAATGGCAGTAAATTATCTGATTATCAATACTTTTAACACAAACACTATATCAGATAGTGTGGTGACTGATTTTGGAGATATTAAAGGTGCTATCCCTCGATATGATGAGCAAAAAAAACTATTTGGAATGAATGGCCAGTATAACATTGAAGATGGTGCTTATGATGGATATGAGCGTACTTTGAAGCTGTTTGTTAAGCGATATGAAGATGCTCAAGCTATTATTAACGCATTCCAGAAGCAGGACAATGTATTGGAATTTAGTTATCAACCTGGCAGCATTTACTATGCTGATTTACTTGAATCAGAAATCTCGCTTCATGGCCAAAATAACTGGATTGTAAGTGTCAAGGTGTACCAACATCCTTTTAGATATTTAAAAAATGTCCAAGAGGTTGTGCTATCAGGACGTGGGACAATCACTAATCCAGGTACAATATACTCGGAACCAGTTATTACAGTTGAAGGGCAAGGAGAAGTAACTCTAACGATTGGAAACCAGACAATGGGATTAAACCTATCAGGTGGGGCTAAAATTGATTGTAGGCAGCGGAAACAAAACGTTTATACATTGAATGGGCAACTTAAGAACACCTTGCGAACAAGAGGCCCTTTTTTTGAACTGCCTAAAGGAGTTATAGGTGTAACTACATCTGGTAATGTTTCCAAAATCAAAATTCAAGGAAATTGGAGGTATATCATTTGATTTATTTAAAAGAGGGTAATATTCCTCTTAATTTGTGTACGGATGATGACATCAGCCAGCAAGAAAATAATACTTATCAACTCACCTTCAAGTATCCTGTTAGTGATGAAAAATGGAGCCTGCTACAAAACGAAGTTCATTTGTTAGCAGATGACTTGTCAGGAGAACAAGAATTTGTAATCATTGACATCCAAAAGGAGCACGGATATATCACAGTATATGCCAATCAAGTAGCAACGTTGCTAAATGGATATAGTATCCGCAAGATCAATGTAGATCGGGCGAATGGTTTTACTGTGATGAACAAGCTAGTAGAAGGGCTAAAGAGAGAATGCCCTTTTACTTTCTTTTCGGATATCTCTGAATTACATACTTTAAACATAGAGAATGTATCAGTAATTGATGCACTTCTAAAAGGTCAGCACTCAATTACTGGTCAGTGGGGTGGTGATTTAGTCAGAGATAAATACTCAGTGAGATTGTTAAAAAATGGAGGGATTGAGAATCAATCTCTTTTTATGTATAAGAAAAATCTTTCTGAGTACAAAGAATCCACTACTACTAAATCACTTAAGACTAGAATTCATTTTCGTAAGGTCATTACTGCATCTGGAGAGGGAAAAAAAGACAAAATCCTTGAGGCTACTGTAGATAGTCCACTTGTAGATAAGTATAAGCATATCTATGAGGATGATATGGAAGTACAAGACCAGGATATTAAAACCATTGAGGATTTAAAAGAGTATGGTAAGAAATACTTTCAATCAAGTCTTTGCGATTTGCCAGATGAGAGCTTAGAGATTGATGTGTTGGGTCATGCTGATCAACCAGTAAAACTATTTGATACAGTATCAATCTTTTATGAACTCTATAATGTTGATATTCGCAAAAAGATTACCAGCTATAACTACAGTCCAATGTCTAAAAAGTTGAAGAAGATTGGATTTGGCAAAATCTCACGTTCGCTAGGTGGTGCGATTGGCAAAATCGTTGCCGATATAGTCAAAGAGAAAATTGCTAGTCACGATACTGAATACGAGGCAAAAGTGCAGAAGCTTGTAGATAATGCTAATGCTGAATATGACAAGCAATCAAAAAAACTGGAAAATAAAATCACAGATGGTATTGAACAGGCGAAAGCGCAAGCTGAAGTAGTCAAAGAAGAAATCTCAGCACAAATCACTGGAAGATTCAACGATTTCAATTTACGTATAAACACAGAATTAGACAATCAATCCAGTAAGATTTTAGACGCAAAAAAACAAGCAGAAGCTGCATTGAATCAAATGTGGTCTGTACGTTTTGCGGCAGACAATGCTTTTGAAAAAGCACAACAAGCATCAACTCAAGCGTTATATGCTATTGACAATAACGATAAAATCAAATTGGAATTAGCTGATTTTAAGAAATCAGCACAAAAATCCCAAACTATATTATCAGAAGAAATCAATTCATTTAAAGAGCAATATGGAACTAAATTGAATGAGGTTGTAAATACAACCGATGGAATTTCAACTAAAATTGCAGAAATCAAGACATACGTTGATAACGATGGCAACCGCACTGAAGAATTGAAACGTTATGTTAGAGATGAGACATCAACTAATATCACATCAATCCGTGAGGAACTGTCAACCAATTACATCAACAAATCAACTTATAACGAGAACGCAAGAACGGTTGAACGAAAATTTGAAGCGCTCACGAGCGAACAAGACGCTAAGTTAGCTACTTATAAACAAGGTATTGATGGAAGATTTACTGAAATTTCTAGCTTATTGAGTGGTAAAGTCAACCAATCTGACTTCCAGCGAGTTCGAGAGAACTCAGCATTGTATGAACGTATTTTAGGCACTTCTGAATCTGATGCACCAGACAAAATGTCACGTTTGATCATGTCTAGCCAGATATTTCAGACAGAGGTTGGGAAGTACGTTACAGATGATAACAACTTGATTGTTAATTCTATGACTATGTCCACTAATACGCTTGTTGGTAACAACAATCCAAAAGCAAGCGTATCTGTTAGTGATGGTATTTTTACAATCAAGGCGCAGGGCTTGATAGGCTATAACTGGTCTGGTTTCTCCTTACCTATCTATGTTAAGAAAATTTACCACGGTGAGACCTACACGTTAGGTTTTAAATACCGTATTAGGGAATATCCAGACAGTTCTTTTGCTTTTAATGTCAAAAACCACGGTCT